AGGCATAAAATTTGCGAAGATTGTGCTTTACAAATAAGAGGACAGAGAAGAGGATATAATTATATTTATGAAAAAAAATGTCCAATATGTAGAGAAATATTTTTGTAAAAAAAAATTGAAAAAAATAAGATTTGAACATGTTTATTTAATATTTTATTAATTAAGAGATACAAAAATGTAACCGTAGAATAATAATATAATCCTACTCACTTGAACGGGAGATTATTTACCATGTTCAAGACAAATTCAACAATTAAATATAGATTTATTATTTGTTAGCCTAGTACTATCAGTAGGAACAGTTATCAATTAATAAATAAATGTATTTTTGGCTTGTTTTTGTTTGACTGGAATTCTTGATAATTACTTTTTTGAATTTAAGAGATTGATCACCTTAAGGGTTCATAAAATGTATTTTGATAGTATTTAGGTCATTGTGGTGAGCTTTTTGCAGGATTCACTAATTGCATTTATTTGTGAAAAGTGGAAATTTGGTTTACGCTAGATTAGTTCCTTTAAGAGGGAATAAAACCAAACCCGTTTTGTGGTGTTAAGGACGCTTAGTATCATAAGATGTAAAATTTTACAAAATTTTTTTATAATTTATCATTAATAAATAATAATAAATAATAATAAATAATAATAAATAATAATAAATAATAATAAATAATTTTTTTAAAGTTTATTAATATAATAAAATAACATAATGAAGTTTATTCATATAGGATGTTGGAATTATAATAGTGAACAAGATAATACAAAAGATGTTTTAATATCTTTAAATGATTATGTTTCAAGTAATTTTGGAAGATATGATTTTATTGTTATTGCAGGAGATAATTATTATCCAAATATTGAAAGATATAATACAAATACTTTAAAATGGATAGATGTTGAACAAATGTTATCAAATTTTAAATTATTTCCTGAAAATGTAGAAAAGTATTTATTATTTGGAAACAATGATATAAATGATAAAACTGTTATTGATAAAGATAATAAGGATAAAATTGTTAAAATATTTAAAAATGATACTGGATTTGATTCTTATAAAAATTTAACAGAAAATATTGATCAAGAAAAATCATGTAGATTAGTTGATATTGAAATGTTATATACCAAAGGAACAAAATTTAGAGTTTATAATGGTGTAATGTTTAGAATAAGTGGTTCTAATTTAGTAATTATGATTGATACGAGTATTTATGATAAAGAAATAGATAATGAAAGTGTACAATGTTATAAAAGAATACTAAATACTGATTATAATGAAGAATTATCTTTAGAAGATTTAATAAATGATCAAAATAAAGCGATAATGGAATTGATAGAACAAAATGTAAATAAATGTTCAAATTTAGTAATAATTGGTCATCATCCAATTTGTGGAATGATAATTTGTAATGAAAGAGATACATTACAAACAAATGATAAATTAATTTGTTTATTTAGAAATATTTGTTGTATGATAAAAAAAAATGATTGTTATATAAATATAAGTTATTTGTGTTCTCATATTCATAGTTATGAAAATTTAGAAATAAATATTGATAATTATTTGATTAGTCAATATATTTGTGGATGTGGTGGAGCTGAATTAGATAAAGTCAATACATCTTTTGAAAACAAAGAAGATAATAATTATGAAGTGATAATCAGACACAAAGATATTTATATAAAAATAAAATCGATAATAAATAAAACTTTTGGTTATCTAGTAGTTGATTTACCAGACGGAAAAGAAAAAATAAATGTTGATTTTATTCAAGTTAAAAAAATTGAATAAACGATAGTAAATAAATATTTTAAATAAAAATAACAAAAAGTACAAGAAACAATGTGTGAACCTTTGTATCCAATTGGACAATCAATAACTATATTTGAAAGTGTAGAAGAAAAATCAATTAGTAAACTTATTACATATAATAATATAAAAAAGGAAGAAAAAAAATTATTATTAAATATTTTAGAAAATGAAAAATATTTTAAAAAAGATTTTGATAAAATAGTTTTTACAGACATAGACGAAAATAATAATACTAAAAGTCCATTTAATAATGGGTTAATAGGAACAATAATTACAGCTTATTCAAATCACATTCCTTTAGTTTTAAGAGCAGATGATTTTTGGTTTGCGATTTTGTGTAATTTTGGAAAATATATTGAAAAAAATGCAGAAGAATTGAGAGATTTATTTGTTGAACATGAAGGAAAAAAAGATTTAAAAATTAAAGTGGAAAGTCCAAGTATTTCTGAGGTTGATTGGATAGATGCTGTAGATAAAATGTGTAATTTAATAAATGGAAATGTAAAATCAAATATTAAAAGTCTTATAAAACCTGAATTTTCAACAACCACAAAAAGAGACGAATTAATTTGTAACGTAAGTTTGATGGCAGGAATGAGTAAATATTTTAATTATACATTTGCATATGAATGTGGATTACCAAAAGTTACTTTGTTAGGTGTTTTGGATGATTGGTTGAAATTAAAAGAAAAAGTATCCAACTTACATTTTTTTGACATTCCATTAATAAATGATTGGATAGAAATAACTTTACCAATACTAGATAAATTTATTGACACATTTAAAGGAAATAAGCGTGAAAATTTTTGGCAAAGAATATGTACTTCTAAACCAAGAGGATCAGGAGGAGAAAAGTTTTATGGAGGTTGGATGTTTTGTTTTGCACCATTTGACAAAGATATGAATTATATTTTAAATAAAAAAGAAGATATAGAAAAAAATAAAGTTTATGCATATGTTGTTGATGGAACTATTACATCATGTAGTTGTAGTGTTGAATCAAAATTTTTAATTAATGACGGATTATTTAAAAAAGAATACAAAATAAATTTACTTGGAGGATTATTATCTACAGGATATAATTTAGAAGAGAATTATGTTAAACCTAGCTCAGGATTTATTATAACTATTAAAAATGAAATTAACGACGAAACTTTATTAAATATTTACACTAAGAAAAAATATTCAACGTTAAAATTAAACAGCGAAACTATGTATATTCCTAATTTTGTGTTATTTTTATTAAAAAGATATAATATACCTTTAAAAAATAATATCATTGAACTAATTGACAAAATAATTGAAAAAATTGTTCAAGTATGTTTTAGATTTATGACACTTGAAGGAATAAATTCTTATTCAGAATCAGTTCCTGTAATAAAATTTGGAGAAAACAAAACGAATATTTTTGAATTAATATTTTTCTGTTTAAAGTACGATGATAAATATGTACATTTGATAAACGAAAATTACGGAGAACATATAAAACAAGATTTTTTATGTAAAAATATTGAAGGACAAGATATTGTTTAATTTTTATAATTATCTTAATAATTTTTTTATAATTTTATATTTTTATTCTTCTGCTTCTGTATCTGTATTTACAGCAGATTCACTTGCTTCTGAAGAACTTCCACTTGGGATTAATGAACCAAATAAACTTGGAAAAATCATAACTATAAGGACAATAACAATAATACAACAACATATTGGTAAAAGTGGTCCTAAAAATGCTAATCCAAATAAATTTCCTACTGCTCCAATAACTCCAGCGACTGCTGCGCCTGCATCTTGAATAGGTCCAGTAGAAACATTTTCAGAAGTAGCTTCAACAGTACTTTCAACGGATGTTCTTGTTTTAGAAGTAGTTTCAGTTTGAATACCTAATTCTTGTAATGTTGCATTGGTTGTTGCAGATATAGCTTCATTCATTTGTTTACATTCTTGAACTTGTTCTAAAGTGTTTGATTGGTTACAACTAACATTTGCATTACCACCAACATTAATACCACTTAAATCCTGTGTATTACTTTGTGTAGTTTTTCCAATACATTCTGAGACTGTTTCTGATGTAAAATTGTTATTTAAATTTTGTTGATAAACATTTCTAACTTTATTTTTAGTAATATTTGATATTTTAGTATCATTAGTTGTTGATGCTGAGGAAGAAGATGAACCACCTGTTGAACCAAAACCAGAAGAATTAGAAGATCCTGCTGCATTATTTAATTGTGCTGCTGCCTCAGTATCATTTAAAGTATCCATTTCTGCCATCATAGATTGCATCATACTATTAGCCATATCTGCGGAAGCTGTATTTGCTTGAACACAACTAAAATCAACTGTTGCTTTATTTGATTGATTACCACTAAAATTAAAGTCTCCTCCAATAGTAGCATTTGCCATTGAACAAGTATTATTTTGATTTACTGATGAAGAACAAGAAGATGCATTTTGAACAAGTGTTTCAACACCCATATTCATAACAGTTTTATTAAGAGTATCAGTCATATTCTTATTTATAATTTCTGTTGATGATTTTTGATTAGTTGAAGATCTAGATCTACCCATCTATTTATATAAATGTTTGTAGAAAATATTATTAATATTTAATTTATAATTTATAATCTTTTAGATAAAATTGTTATCCTACTTTACAGAAATAATAAATATATATTTTTAAATATAATTTGTGTAATCTTTAGATTGTTCTCTATTATCTGTTATTAAATAAAGAATGTTAATTAACATATTAAGTATATTGTAAAAATTATTCAAAATTATTAAAATTTATAAAAATTATTCAAAACCTTGTGTTTTCCAATCTTTGAGGAGTTCAAGTCTTTCTCTGTCATTTAAATTCCAAAGTTTAGAATCTTCAGTAATTGGTATTATAGCATCAATAAAACACTTTGGACATACCATAGTACAATTATCAAATTGTAATTCAAAATCTTTTTTAAGTTTATCAAGTTCAGAATATGTTTCAATAGTTTTATAATAAATACAACCAACAGAAACATATTCTTTTTCTTCAAGATGTTTGATAGTTTTCCACATGTTATTTGTAGCTTCTTTCATATAAGGTAACTTTAAATTTGGCTTGTTTTGTTTTGTTTTGTTTTGTTTTGTTTTGTTTTGTTTTGTTTTGTTTTGTTTTGTTTTTAATAAATAATTATTAAATATTTCAATAAAATATTTTTTTAATTTTTTATAAAATTAAAAATTTATGTGTAAATAATAGATTAATTATTAATATTGTGAATACTTGTTTCTCTAATAAATTTTTGAGGGAATGATTGTAATTCAACAGTAAAATTTAAATTATTATTTTTAGCTGATCTTCCTCCATTTGAATCATCAAAACACAACATATTAATTAAGAATGTTCCTAGATTATTAGTTACTTTTTCGATATTATCATAAGTTTCAACATTAAAATTACAAAATATCATTGAATAGATATTTGTGGGATGTCCATAATTATTAAATCTTAAAAATTTCATAGATATAGTTCCATCATCATTAACATTAATTCTAATAGGAGAACTATTTCCTAAATTCTTTGTACTCATTAAATACATAGAATCATCAGTATTTATATTACATCTAACATGAATTGAACCTGTTTTTTGTAGAGCAGGATTTTTTTCATTACATAATACATTATTCATTGATTGTTGAAGTCTATTTGCATTAGTATCTTTATTAATTTCCATATCTCCAAAAACATTTTGTGTTGTATCATTTAAATATAAACTTGGTAAATATCCTGTTTGAACATTTTTAAGATATAATTTACCTTCAACATTAACAAGAGTAAAATCACTATTTTTACCGACTGGAACAGTTGGATCTAAAACATATTGTGATGACACTAAAACTAATCTGTAATGATTTCCAGCTGTTCTAGAAGTTAAGGATCTAATATTACATTTTTTATTATCTGCATAAACTCTAGTACATTTACCATTTACTCCTTTAATACTACAATTTGGATCTAAATTTTCAACACAT